GCGACGGCACGCAACATCTGCGCAACAAAAGGTGTAAAAGCATCATCTGGCCGCTGAGGTGAGAAGAACTGCATCTCTTCACCCGGAGCGAGACGCCGGATGCTGCCAGGAGCGAAGTCCAGCACCGACTGATCTTCAAACGTGCCATCTTCAAACAACTCCTGATCCGGTGTGCGGACAAAACCCATCATTGCTGAGCTAGCGCGGGCCGCGATAATCTCCGCCTCCTCGTAACCCTTCAGGTTGTTGAGGCGCATGATGGCCGACGCAAAGGCCGATATACCACGGGTCTGACCAGGACGCTCAGCGCTGTAAAGATGAACGATCTGCTCAGCAGGTACACGGATGCGTCTCTTTTTTGCGATCTGCCCGCCAGCAAATTGGTAATCGCCAGGGTGATAGCTCAGGAAGTGATATGCAACAGGTCGTGACCACTCATTGACCTCAACACCCATACGAACACGATTGCCGTTCTGCTCAATGCCCGTATAGTCATCGTCAAGCAGATCAGCCTCCAGCACCTCAAGGCCAAACGGCACCCTAGAGTCACCAAAGCTTTGATTAACAAAGCGTACAAACACCTCGCCGCTTTCCATCATGCTGCGCAGGCAAAGGCGCTGAATATCGCCCCAGCTCAAGGTGCCGCCAGCGTGGCAGTTCTTTGCCTTGCCCCATTTGCGCCATTCGTGCTCGATAACGCCATTCGTCCTTTCATCAAGGCGGCCACCCCGAATCATGCGAACTTGCGCCTGATGCTTAATACCCTGTCCAATCACATTGTTTGTGACAGCACGCAATGCGGACTTAGCAAAGTCAGAATCACGAACAAGAGAACGCGCCCGATTGCGCAAGACACGCAAGCTGTTCTTAATCTCAGCATCTGCGCTTGTATTTTGACTGACCCAATCAGAAGTCAGGCGGCTCATAGACGCGCCCGCATAGTTGCGACGTTGACGCTTGCGGCGAGTGAAAGGCCACATATCAGATAAACCTCACGCGTGTGACACCAGGATTCCCAAGACCTTGGCGGATCTTCTCAGCGCGGCGCTCCCTGTCAACTTCAGCTTTCAAGGTGTCGCGCAACTGCAGAAGTTCACCCATCTTATATCGCTTCAAACTTCTGTTCCCAATCGTGTATTCCTGTACTACCCCTCCCTCGGCGAGGGTCCGTATTGCTGCCTCAACTTTTTCAAGGTCGACTTCAGCTCGCGTGCGATCATCGAACGCAGCAGGATCTCCTGTGTACCCCAGTGTCGCTTTGACCGTAAACTGTCCACGACCAGCCGTGTACTGTAATGATCCGTAGGTTGCAATCGCCTGCCAGGTCCACAGACCCGCGTCAAAGTTTGTCGTCGTGCTGCTGGGAACAGTAATGCGCCAGCCATCTGACTCTGCCACACCGACGATCGTTGCCCCTTCGGACGCGGTGTTTGTTCTTGCGTACCACGTCAGCGTATAGGTTCCACTTGTGATATTTGTGCCAATTGAATCGGTAAACGCAGGGACATCAAAGATGACCGTGTCACCTGCATAGAAAATCTCAGGAACAGAGATGGTCACCAGTTCGTCACGAATGATGCCCGTGGCCGACTAACGCGCCGACGACGAAGCGGTTGGTAATCTGATTCTACCGGCTTTTCCACCTTTGCGTCATCCTTTACGACCTTAGCCTTTGCAAATTGTTCAAAAATCGTGCTGCGATTAAAACGCATGTACAGAAAGTTCAAGGCAGCATAGCTGTAAACAAAACAGTCAAGGGCTTCGTTGCGATCGCCTGCTTTCTTCTTCCATTCACGCACTGCAAACCCCTTGACATATCGAACCACCTGTCGCTCTGACGTGAGCTGTTTGAAATACTCCTGCCCAGCCTCTGCATGAAAATGAATATAGCCTGCGCCGACTTCGTTGTGCTTCAAGCGGCCAAACAACGTGCTCTTTATGGTGTCAACTCCAACGGGATACACTTGCGCGGAGTTTTTAAGCACTTGCCCGCGATAGTTGATGTCAACTTTGCTTGGTTTGCCGATGGCAGGTTTATTGCGTTGTGACTGACCCTTCAGCGCAAAGACATTGTGTTTAATGCGTTCACGCGCATACGCATAAACTTCAGACGTGAAGTGACCGCCAGAGTCAATACCAATTGCGTTAATTCTTACTTCCTTGTCGCTTGCTGTTGTGTAAGTACGCAGAATCACATCATCGACTTGATCCCACAACTTCTTGCCAGCAGGGTCGCCGTAAATCTCAGCGTGCGAGATCAGCCAGCATTCCTCGCCCTGTCCCCACGCATAAATACCAATCGCCACGCGGTTGTCCTGCACGTCAACACCGGCAGTCACAATCGTCGCAGCATCTGGGATCTCGCCAGCAGGGTAGAACTCAGCGCGTTCACGCAAGCCATCAGCGCCAAGTTTCGCGCCAACCTCTTCCTCCCACGTCTCGCCAAGCACAGTGTTGACAAAGGTCTTCAGCAACGGTGCATCAGCCTTTGCTCGCAAAAACTCTGTAACGATCTCCTCCCAGCTTTTCCAGCCCAGCGGCGAATACAACGACGACAAGTGAAATCCAACAGTGCGCGGGTCCTCAGAAGTTGACGTAGAACGCCATTCACCACGGCGCAACATCTCGCTTTTGTAATGCTCTTCTATATGCGTCCCGCATGATTCACACACATACGCAGCAGTTTTAGGATCAGCATCCCGCCATTGAATATTCTTCCACTGCAGCCACTGCATGTGGTCACAATGTGGACACGGAACAAAAAAGCGGCGCTGATCACTAGCAAGATATTCAGTTTCTATTCTGCTCATATCCTTGACAGTAGGAGTAGAAGTAAGGATGATCTTTCTACGGGAAAATGTTGACGCCCGACGCTCAGCCAGCGCGCATGGATCGCCTTCTCCGTCTACATCAGCAGGGAAAGCATCAACTTCATCCAGCAACACCCACCGACAAGGCGCTGAACGAAGACCAGTTGCGCTATTTGCACCAGTTAAAAGCAAAATTCCACCCGGAAATTCTTTTGAGAACATGGTATTGCCCGAATCACGACTCCTAGCTGGAGCCACTTTGTCCGCCAAACACGGAGTCTCATGAATCAAGCTATCGAGCCGCTGTTTGCTCAAACGCTTAGCCATGTCAATGGTGGGCTGCACAAACATCGCGGGACCTGGCGCGTGAGCAATCATGTAACCGACCACGTTGTTGATCGCCTCCGTCTTGCCGAGCTGAGCGCCAGCCATGAACACCACCTTCTGCACAGAGCTACTGGACGACATGCAGTCCATGATCTCCTTTAGATACGGCGTGCGATCAGTCCGCCACGGTCCTGGCTCCGATGACGCCTTGTTGCTCAGCATCCTGTACTGATCAGCCCACTCCGACACCGTCAGGTCAGGGTCAGGTCGCAAACCCGCAAGGAATGATTCACGATATAGCGCAGCACCATCACGCATCTGTCAATCGCTCCAATGCTTTGCGCAATTCTTCTGACAGGGCCTGATGTATTACGACGCTATCTGTCTCGGCGGCAAACTGGTTGGCGACACGGTCAGGAATGCTGTTCACCGCATCACGAACAGAGCGGGCCATTGAAAACGCCTCGCGCTTGACTTTCTCGGCATCGCACAGTTTCTCCTCCTTTTCCTCCAAATCCAAGCGGGACATCTCAGCTCGGAAGTACTCCGTCTTGGCGCGAGACTCGTTGAAACTTGGGATTTCTAGTTCCGACGTGGGCTTGCGCGTGCTATCCTGTTGGGTTGGGTTTTCATAGTTCCAAGCCTTAATGGCGTCGTCCTGATCGTAAAATACTTGGCTGCCCTTTTTCGTCCATGTGCCATCGAGACGGCCGGTGCCTTTCACTTGGCTTAGACGAGCACTGCTGACTCCCAATAAATTTGCTAACTCCTTGTGCGTTATTTTCGCCATTTAGGAGTGATTAACGACCGCTAACCGGATATTACATCAAACAACAAATTTTAGGCAATCTTACATATATATGGGTCTCAACGCGTCTCATGGTAAGACGATGGTGCCCTGACGCTAAAAAATAAAGGCGGCT